TGAAGTACAAATTGCGGAGTAAGTAACATGGCTTTAGATAGAACTAAGTTATACAAAGTTGGTGGTGCTAATCCTGCAATGTGGATATACCAATCCACAGAAGCTGTTGGCGACATTGACAATTCTGGTTACTTTAATAATGTAACTAATGAATTAAAACAGTTTGATGTAATAGCTATTGTAAGTGCAACTGGTGGTACACCTGCCATTGACCTTGCAACTGTAACATCTGCAACTGGTGCGGCAACTGTAACTGTAGCAGTGCTAGCTTAACACTAATTATAGGGAGGAGGAGTAATCTTTCTCCCTATATTTCTAAGGAATAAAAATGGCAACAACCGATATTGATATATGTGCAAGAGCATTAATAATGATAGGTGCAGAGCCAATAACAAGTTTTACTGATGGCACAACTGAAAGTAAAGTAGCTTCAAACTTATATACAGACACAATAAAAAATCTAATAGCAAATTATCGTTGGAGATTTGCTAGTAAACAAACACAATTATCCAGATTAACAGATGCTCCAGATGCTATATGGGATAGCGCTTATCAATTACCTAGTGATATATTATCTTTACATAAAGTAATAGTGAATGATAGAACAATAAAATATGATAGATATGGAGATATGGTATATTGTAATGCAGTATCTACAGATAAAGTTTATGCAGATTATACTTATTATGATGAAGGTGCTACTAATCCTGCTATATTTTTTCCAGCTTATTTTATATATTTAGCTGAATTAACATTAGCAAGTATATTTGCTTTTGCTGTAGCACAAAACTCAGAACTAGCAGTAGCATTAGAAAACAAAGCAGGTAGACAATTAGCAGTAGCTCGTAATATAGATAGTCAACAAAATACTACAAAGAAATTTGTAACATCAAGATTTATAAATGCAAGGAACAGTACCTCTACATCTGAAATTGAAGGTATAGTGGAGTAAAGATTGGCTTTAAAAAGTAGTGTAAATAAACTACGTCAAATTAAAACTAGCTTTGCTAGTGGAGAGCTTGACCCTTTAATGAATTTTCGTAGTGATACTTCAGCATATTCTAATGGTGCAAAACAATTAAAGAATATGAATATACTTCCACAAGGCGGAGTATATAGGAGAACAGGAACAAAAAGATTAACAGCATTAACTGGTAATGCTCGTTTAGTAGCATTTGATTTTGATGATAATGAACAGTACATTGTAGCATTTGGACACCAAAGAGTAGATATATTTTATTGTGAAACTAATGCAATCGTAGCTTCTGTAACTAGTTGTGATTGGACAACAAGCACTATATTTAAATTAAATATAGCACAGTCTGGTGATACTATGATTATTTGTTATCCGACTATGAGGACACAAGTTTTAACAAGAACAAGTTTAACAACATTTACAGTATCTAATTTTGAATTTGATGGTGATGATGAAAACGTACATCAACCTTATTATAAATTTGCAGGTGCAAGTACAACATTATCAGCTAATGGTACTACTGGTTCTATTACTTTAACATCTAGTGCTGACCATTTTACATCTGACCATATAAATACTTATGTTAAATTAGATAATACTTCTTTAAAAATAACAGCAGTAGGTAGTGCAACATCAGCAACAGCAACTATATTTGGTACACTACAAAAAAGTTTAATAGAAAATGCTTTTACAACTACTAATGGAAGTAAAACTATTGTAGTAAAAGACCCTTTGCATGGTCTAGCAGATGGAGCAAGTATAGTAGTAAGTGGTGCTAATACTACAGCAACTATACCTGCAACAGATATTAATGCAACACATACTATAGCTGTAAATAATGCAGACGAATATCAATTTACTGTAACTGGTAGCACTAATGCTAACTTAACTACAGCAGGTGGAGGACCATTAATAAAAATTACTTCAGCTAACCAAGCACATACAGAATGGAAAGAACAAAGTTTCTCTCCTGAAAGAGGTTATCCTGCTAGTGTAACATTTCATGATGGAAGATTATGGTTTGGTGGTTCTACTTCACAACCAGATTGGTTATGGTCATCTAAAGTAGATTACTATTTTAATTTTGATACTG